CCTGTTGGTAAATTAGCTATAGGCAAAATACCACTTCCTAATGGTCCACCACCTGTTACTGGAATACCTCCTGTTTGTGGTGGTTGTGGTTGTTGTAAAACTGGTTGTAATGGTTGATTTATGAGTTGATTTATGCCACCTATGCCACCTATTGATGGTGGTCTAATTGGCATAATCGGTTGTTTTAACATTGGTGCACCAGGCACATTTGTTGGAGGTGGTGCTATTGTAGGAGGTAATCCATTTAATGAAGGTATTAATCTGTTTATATCACCAATAGAACGAGGTGGCACCAATGGACTTGATGGAACAATAGGCATAGGCGCAGGCATTGGCATACGTCTTATAGGTGGAAAATTTATATTTCTTATCGGTTGCCTTAAACCACGACTGGGTGGCTTTATGTCGTTTACACCTCTGATTAAATTTTTCAAAAAACCCATTACGATTCCTTAGCTTTGCTTGCAAAGACATCCATCATTGCATACATATTATCCATACCTCTTTCTCTGTTTTCATCCATAGTTGGCATTAAACTAATAATACCGCTAGGGTCTGATTGCATTTCGTATGAGCCAGCGCCTCTTACAGCTTGTCCTGTCATTACAAACTCACCATCGCTTAACATAGCTGGTATGTCATCACTGGTTTCTGTACCTGGACCATTTATATCGCCATCCATTCTTGGAAATTGGCTTGGGTCCATACCACCGCCTTCTTGCATTTGCACTGCTCCACCTTGCGCGTAAGCCATTACAGGCCCGCCATACATCATGCCCGAAGCCATGCCGCCTGTTAAATCTTCTACAGCACCACCGTACATCATCATTTGCATAGAACCAATGCCTTTTTGACTTGGTTCATTTTGAGCTTGTATTTGTATTTTCTGTTGTTGTAATTGGTCGATTTGGTCAGCTATCATTTGCGCTCTTTGTAATTCGTTATTACGAACTACCATATCGTATTCAGTCATAAGATTTTGTATTTCAGCATCAATAGAAAACATCATCATTTCTGGTGTTCTACTGCTAGGCATATTTTGTATGCCGCTCTGTAAACCTTGAACAGCACCTCCATCCATCATACCTGCTGGCTTGCCACCAGATAATTCTGGGAAAGTATTTGCAGGCAGTAAACCAAACTCAACTGGGTTTGGTGTCTCTTGTCCCATTCTTCTAGCTATTTCAGCTTCAATATTGTATCTACCTGTTGGACTCATGGTTGTTAATGGGGTTAAAGGAACGCCCGTTTGTTTTTTAGCGTCTTCGTAAGCTAGTTTACCTAAACCAGCAGCTAAAGCTCCGATACCAGCTGTCTTTGCAAAATTACCAAGACCTCCTAAAAAGCCTCCGCCTCCACCGCTACCGCCAGCGCCACCAATTCCGCCGCTACCGCCTGTTAAACGACCTAAGATACCGCTACCGCCTCCAGCGGCAAGTTGTTGTAATTGTTGAAGCTGTCCTGCTGGCATTGCAGCTAATTGTTGTGGAGTCAAGCTATTTAAAGCATTTTGTGCGTTTGTTTGTAAGTTTGCAGTAGTTACTTGGCTTTGTGTACCACTACCCAAACCAAATCTGTTTGCTAAACCTTGTCCTGATGAGGGACCGCCTGCAAAGGTAGAGCCTGTTTGACCAAATATACCACCTGCAAGAGGATTTTGTATGCCAGAACCAATGCCTCCAAAACCTTGTCCAACACCACCTGCAATAGGTGATAGGCCTGGTATGCCTGCTTTAGCTAAAGGGTCTATAATTGTGCTAGATAAAAAAGTACCTGCTTTTCCTAGTAAACCGCCAATTCCAGGTATTTTAGTGGTTAGTCCGCCAATACCACCAAGAACGCCACCGAGAGCTGTACCAACCCCAGGTATAAAGGCTGCAATGGGAGCAACTTTTTTAACTACTTTTTTTAATTTTTTGCCTATCTTTTTGAAGAATCCAAATTGTTCTAATCCTGTGATTGGGTTTAGTGTAGCTATACCTGTGCCAACAACAGCCTCTTCTGGGTTTACTCCAATTTCTTTAAATTTACTTTCAACCATCGCTTCAAATCTATCATCTTCAAAAAACTCTGGTGGTAAAACCACTTCGCCTGGTTTCAAATGAGCAAGTTGTGTATCTTCACCTTCGCCTTGAGCAGCAATTTCTTGTGCAATACCTCTCATTGGAGCTTGTTCTTGCATTTGACCACGTTGCATAAGTATTTGCATAGATTCTTGTTCTTCTCGACTCATGTCCGGCATTTCTGTAGGCATAGTGCTTTTAAATATTTCCATTTCTCTATCTGATATAGCACCTTTTCCTGCTTGGTCTCGCATTATTCTTTTGTACATTTCTATTTGTTCTTGAAGTTGCTGGTCACCCACCACCTGAGCCGTATCAGGATTTATGCCTAATTGCTCTGCTATTGCTTTGTCTTGGTTAGACAAGACACCAGGCCCAAAAGCGTCGCCATCACCTTCTAAACGCTCTGGAGGCAACATAGAAGCGTCGCCTGTTAGTCCTAGTATTCTTTTTCTCAATAATTCATTTATCATTATGGCGTACTCACTGTTACTGTTCCTAAACTCATTGTAGCAGAAAGTCCAGTCAAATAAGTTTGATGTTCATACAGGTTTCTAAACTGTGTGCCATCAAAAGCTTGATGAACCTCTGTCGTTGAGTTAAATATAATAGCACCTGTGGCAAATTGCAACTCGCTAATGTCTGTGGAGTTATATGATTTTATAGCGTCTGGGTCTACAGAACTGAGGTTTATTTCTAATATTCTAATTAATCTGTTAAAAGTATCTGCTGAAACTGTTTCACCTTGAGCAAAAGGCAACTGAGTTGGTAGTAATTTACTCATTATCTACGTCCTGACGGTTGAACTTCTACTCTTGTGCTTCCTAGCCTCCACTTATAATTTTTTCTATCTGTTTCAGAGGTGTCATCATCGGACTCAAACCTTAAAACAAATTGTCTAGCGCGCGAACGTAATGAACCAAATGTAGAGCTTGATGTAATCTGTGTTGTAGAATCAGTGGTTAAGGTTTGATTTGCAAAATCACGTCTTTTAACAACCACATTTATAGCTGGATTTTGACTTGTGCCAACTTGATTTACAAACAATATATCTGGAAGTATTTTTTTAAGAAATACAAAATTTTCTCCATCTGCAATATCTATGTCAGCTGACTCTATAAAAACACCGTCCATTGAATCGCTATCATTGTTAAAACCTTTTTCATGCTCATAAACGTATTTGGTTGAACTTGCTTCACCAGCTGCTAAAGGTTTATTTAGTACGCCAGCTGCTAACCAGCTATATCTTTCTAATGAGCCTATGCTCCAAGAGTTTTCTTCATAGTTGTAAATTACATACCTAGATATTTCTGTTTCATTATCAGTAGTTGAAGGGTAAAAAAACCAAACTTCGCTAAACTCTTCGTTCAGACCTGCAAAACATTTAAACGCTTGGCTTTCATCTAAATCAGAAAAAACATAGTCTTGCACTGAGCATGGTAACTTTTGCACAGCGCCATTGTAAAAATAAAAACCTTTCTTAGACATATAAAAAACACCTTTTGGTGAATTTGCAGCAGCTTTAGGGCCAATAAGTCCTGCACCTTCATTAATTAGGTTTACAGCAAATGTGAGAGGTGGTCCAATAAAATTCATTGAATACAAAGATGTATCTGTCCATATTAAAACTTCTTGTCTAGCTTTTAAGCCGCCTACAATAGAAGAACCAGAAGATAATCTTAGAGAACCTGCGGTATTTGTTGCAAGTGGTTCAAACTCTAAGGGATTTTCTTGGTCACTAAATGCAATTAACATAGGGTCTAAAGTTCCTGTCCTAGAACCACTACTTATTGGGTCTGCGCCTAAAACTATTAAATGCCTATCGGTTTCTGACGTTAATACTTGCAAGCTTTGTGTTGGCACTAAGTTTGCGCCAGATACGGCAGAAAGCTTTACTGCTCTCGTTGTAAGACCATCGTTTTCAACCCATCTATAAATACTTCCGCCGCGAGGATTTATTATTAAATCTTCGCCATAATTATCATGTGTCCATAATCTAAGTTGGTTAGTGTCGCTCAATGCAGTAGATGAACCCCAAGCTCCAGCTCCCCAAGTACCAACACCCCAACCTGTTGATTCAACATAAAACTCTAAGCCAGAATTTACTTGATATGCTGCATCGGTACCAGAACCTCCATTGCCACTATCACTTGCATTTGCTGTGACTGTTGCACCACTTGTATCTTTGGCTGAAATTTCATAAGTGTTTGTGCCAGTAACTAAACTAATTTGGTATTCTTGGTTTATAACAGCAGCGGTAACATTACCACCTAAACTGACAGCGCTTGAAAAAGTAACAAAATCTCCACTTACAGCACCATGACTACTATCGGTTACAGTAAGCGTAGCAGAACCATTAGTTGCAGCAAAAGTAGCGGCATTTGTGGTGTTTTTTCTTATAGGTGTTATATCGTTATAAGTGTTGCCCTCTTCTATGTAATATTTATTAGTTGTGCCTACACCTAAATATTTATTACCACCTAATGAAATCCATGAGTGCAAAGCTCTAGCAGAGCCTATAATTGAATTTGAGTTAAGCTTTTCCCAGCCGCCTATTTTTTCTACGCGACCTTTTCTAAAACGAATTTTATCGCCGTCAACCCAACCACCTTCATTTGAATAGTCGGTTTCCTCTTTGTTTATTCCAGGCTTAAAATTAAGTTTTGATAGCGGCATAACACGACATTTACGCTAACCTAATTATCGCGCCTGTTGCAGTAGCGCTTGGAAAAACAATAGTAAAATCTCCAGCAGTAGAAGTTTTGTCTCCACCAAAATCTATTGCAGCAACAGCCTTGTCAGATTGTGTGTCATTGTAAATTAAACAACCTCTAGCTGTTACCGTAGCATTACTAAATGTTAAGTCTGCAAAATCACAAATAGCAGTAGTGCCAGATGTTGTTGGCGTTACTGACGTAAGTGCAGAGCCAGCAGCAGTATAGTTTGTGCCTGTAGCCTCACCTGTAGTTACGTAAGCAGTTGTGCCAGCTCCTAGTGTTGCAGAACTGCTATACAAGGCTAATTTAAAACTGTTACCACTTGTTGCTGTAAAATTATGTGTGCCAACAAGCAACTCTTGCTTGAAACTCGTACATATCGCTGATGTTATTGCCATTATAGCTCCTTCAATATTTTAGCCATGTCGCTGTGGCCCTGTTTTTCTAATAAATTTGCATAAGTCGTGTTCTGTGACTTAATTGCATTTTTCATACTATGTAAGATTACAGTATAAACTTGATTTTGAAAAGCCAAAGCCTGCTGTTTTATATGCTCAGGTGCATCGTTAGAAATGTCGCAAATTTTCTTAGTTGCTTGTGCTGCCCAAAATTCTGGGTCATGTCCTTTGCCATCTGTTGTTGTAATACCAACTTGACCTAAAACAAAATCGCTTTCTACGCTCATCCTTTATATGGTTCTGGCGGAACTACATTCTCATCTATTTTCAAACCATGCTGTTCTAATTGTTTATTTATATCTTGATAAGGTCCGATAATAAACTTACCCTCATGTGGAACTGCTACTAATGGTTTGTTTAATCTGTGAAAACCATAAAGTTTTTCTGTAGCTGGCACATTGGAATCTAAAACTGTTGACCTGCCGCTTATACCAATTAATATATCTTCACTCATACATTTGCTTATCCAAAACTCAACACAGGCTCTACCTGCCTCTGCAAAGTGCATATTTTCTTTGTATGAAAAATCTATGCCGAATAAATCTAGTCTACCAACCTTGTTCCACAAAGCAAAAGCTATAGCGTAAGCAACAGTATTGTTAAGATAGGCACATTTTGTTGCGTTACAAACTTCTTCTATTGGGTACATAACAGGATTTTTAATTCTAGGGTCTAACTCACAAGTATAAACAGGTGTTTCTGTTTCTTCTAAAACACGACACATAACAGATGTTTGTTTACCTGCATCGTCAGTATCAAAAAACCTACTTGCAGGGTCTAGCATAAATATACGGTCGCATGGATAAGTAGAGGCAGTTGAGTTTATACACCAAACCTCATCCCACTCTCTGCCGTTTTGTAATCCTATTGCAAAATCAACTTGTGATATACCAAGTCCTACTAGGGCAATTTTTTTGCCTTCTAAATTTTCTATTCTGTTCATCAGCTCACGCTAGAGCGGACTGAATCATACCTGTATTCGTCGCGTGTTCCACGACCTTCTGATGTGTTTTTCATTCTGGCTACCGCCTCCTTGAAACGTCCCTCTAATTGAGTGATAACGTCAGGCGGTTCTTTTAAAAATATTGCTCCTTCTATTAAAGAGCCATACAACAAAGCATCTGAATAATCAGTTGACAAAAATGTTGTGCCAGAGTCGCTACCAGCAGTCAAAGAGACTGGTTTATGTAAATAATGAAGCTCAACCGTATAATCCGAATCGGGTATAGGCGATACTTCAAATGCCGCATCATCAAACAAAGAGTAATATTTCGGTTTAGAGCGAGTAGTTCCAGATGAATATTCCTTTATGAATGATGGATGTTTAAAATCTAAATAGTCGTATGTGCTTGAACTTATTACAGCCAAACTCATAGGTGCATAAAAATCTGTAGGTGTTGCTAAAAATCTATTGCCTGTTGTTACAGTACCTTGAACGTTTTTACGTTGTTCTGGCAACTGCACGAAAGAAAATATACGGTCTTCTGCTTCTGTTATAAATGTTGGAAGTTGTGTTGTAAATGTAGATTCAGAGACCTGTAGGTAATCTTGTATAGCTGTTTTTAATGTACTGTATGTAAAACTCATGTTGTCACCGTTACCTCACCAACATTTGATGAAACCTCAAATGTAGATAATACACTACCCAATTTACCATCACCAACATTAGTATAGACTAAAAATTTTCTATTATCGTCTGCTTTATCTGGTCTTGCATTTCTAATAGCTTGTGGGTCTTCTGGAGCTGGCTTTGGTTCTAGTTGTGGATGTTTTGCATCCCACATATCTGGTCCAACCAATAAGCCATCCCAAGTTTTACGCATATCATGCAATTTATATCTAAAACCAGATATATCGCAGATGCCGTATGAGCGTTTACCTGATGCAAAAGACATTATGCGTTACTGTAGCTCCTTAAATTTGGTGAAATTTTAAAAGATGCTCGGTCTTCATCTGTAGATAAAGCTCTTTGGAACTCTTCCTCATACAAAGCTTTCAACATTTGTGTTCTATCTGGTGCTCTTTTAAGTGACATATAATAAGCTAGTCCTGCTGCTAAACATGGGTAAAATCTAAAAGGCATATCTAAAGTATTTGCTCCAGCGTCAGCATCATCCATTCTTGTTAAAACATTCATGTAAACAGTGTAAGTGCTAGACTTATCCGGAACTGGCCAAACAGTAATTGTTGGAGTTGATTGTTTATCAATAAAAAATTGATTAGGTTTGCCTGTGCTTGATTTAGTTGTTATATGTGAATATTCAGCTCTACTTAATCTTGTCATAGGCAAATCAGTAGTTTCTGTGCCTTCTGTTTCTCTAATATAGACATCAAGAACATCTATGGGTGCTGTAGCGTTAGTGCTATCAATGTTATATGCTCCTGTATCTTTAACCATAGCAACAGTTTTTTCTTTTACTGTCCATTGGTTTAAACCTCTGTTGGCCCACTCTGCAAGCATTAAATTAAGGCTTCTAGTAGCACTTTTTAAATCGTAACCAGTGCGAAGCTCTAAGCCACAACGCTCAAACGCTTCTTCAACGTAGTCTGCTACATCTAATTCAAAGTCTTTGCTTCCAGATAATGCCATAATTACTCTCTATCTTCGTCTGAGGCATACAAATTGTCAAATGTAGCCACTGGGTCTGTGTAGCTTTCATGTGCCTCGGCTGAATGTACCCATTGTGACGGTGCAAAATCTGGAGCACCCTCACCTGTTCTCCACAAAGCTGGGTTAGTTGCTCTTACTCTGTTATTGGGCAAAGCAACAAAGTTACCAGTATAGTCACCAGCATCGGTTAAGTATAACACGTGTGATTGTTTGTGTTGAGCTGAGTCGTCAGCTATTGAATGTTCAGTATAATCTACAGTAAACATATATTTACCTAAATAAAACTCACCATCAATTTTACAATACCAAGGACTTGAACTAACCCTATCTAATGTAACCACACTATGATGATGACTTAGACAATCCCAGGGTTGAGCTAAATGGTCTTGCATTGGGTTTGGCCACTCTTGTAAAGGAACATCTGCTACTAAAGCTTGAATAGGCATACGGGCCCACATAGCGCCACCATGTACGTTTTCATCTGGATAATTTTCAAAGTCGGTCTCGCAGCCTGTAAAGACCACTTGAAAGGAAAGAGACCTATCTGGAATTGTATTTACTGCAAACGCTAAAGCATGCAGATATTCACCGTGTCCGTGTTGATGATTAGTTGTAAACTCTTTTCTTACCCAGCATTTAAACTGCGGGATATTTGATATTAAATACGCCACCTTATTTAATTAAAAAGTTTTACCTTTTTCCGCCTTTTGCTCTGTACTTAGTACCTTTCATACCACCACCGCCAGCTCTGTACTTAGTACCTTTCATAGCACCACCGCCAGCTCTACCGCTTACTGGTCCTTTTGGCTTGCCTTTGGCTCTTATAGACGCGGCTCTTGCTGCCACACCTATGGGTCCGCTTGCAAGCGTCAAAGCAACTTTACCTGTTCTCTCAAGCGCATTAACGACTGATTTAGGCATTTTACCCATACCTGGATTAGCTTTCATTTCTGATTTTGCTGCTCCACCCAGGGACATATATTTAGTGCCTTTCATAGCACCACCTTTAGCCATGTACTTGGTGCCTTTCATGCCGCCACCTTTAGCCATGTATTTAGTTCCTTTCATATTATCTCCTTCCAAATAATCCCATATTTGAATTTTTAGTTATTTTACCACCTTTTGCGGCAAAAGTTTTTACATTTGTTGGCTTACCACCAACGCCTTGTTTTTTAGCTCGTTTACGACTTACTGCTGATTTTTTTTCTGATTTAGTCATGCGTGCAGCTTTGGCAGCTGGCACACACTTTGGGTATTTTCTTTTAGCGTCTTTTTTTTGTTTTGACCTGCCACATTTATCAAAGCCACCACCTTTTTTTGGCGAGCCAATATCAACCCAATCTTCTTTAAACCACTTGGTTAAACTCATTTTTAACTGCTAGGCACTCTAGTTTTTTTACGTTTGCTTTGCATCATAGCTCCGCAACCTCTGCCTTGTACCATTTTTACAGCACCACCAGCTTGCATAAAACCCATTTTGTTTCTTACTTTTTTTGGTAGTTTGGGTAAGCCTTTGTTTGCAGATGGGATAGGTTTCAAACTCATTTCACCACCAGCTGCTTTTTTCTTAGCACCTTTGTATTTACCACCCATTTTTTTGTATTCAGAAACCATGTAGGCATTTGCATAAGCCGACGGATATACGTCAAACTTCGCTTTTGCTTTAGCTTTGGCTCTAGCATAAATAGATGGATTAGCTACATTAGCTGGTGTTTTAGATTTAGCACCACCACCTTTTTTTAATTTTAAGGCGCCTAAAGTTTTTGCTTGTTTTGCATGTAAATTACTTGCTTTTTTCAAACCTTTTATAACTTTGTTTATTTTTTTCTTTTGTGTTTTATTAGCCATTTAACATTTCCACCTTCTTCTTGCTTGCCTAATTCTTGAATTAGGATTATTTCTAGTTTTAGCAGAGCTTTTCTTTAATTGTCCAAGTGACCTTGCACAATAAGACTTTCGTCTTTTTGCCGCTTTGCTACCTTTTTTTACTTTACCTGTTACTGCTGTTTTTAATTTTGAGCCAGGATTTTTCTTACGATAAGCAGCAACACCTTTTTTGGTCATGCCCGCTCCACTTTTGGTGGAGCGGTAATTACCGCCTTTGCCTACTGTCTTTGCTATTGGTTTAGCTTTTCTTTTAGGCTTTTTAACCGCCATCAGTCTTAATAATTTTTAGTTAGAACTAAAATTATTGTATAAGCGTCACCGCTGCTATGCCCAACTGTGGTTAAGTCAATATCACCTGTAACACCGCTACCTGCGTTGTTTGGAATACCTGTAAATAAATCGTAATACTCATCGCCTGTGCTGTCTGCTGGTAAATGAACCAAAAGTACATTTGAACTTGCATCAAACTCAAGTTTAACGCTCATACCAAATGTTGCCCAATAAATTCTTGAAACAGAAACAGAGGTACAAGTTTGTCCTGCGCTATTTTTAGATAGCGCAGAAACATCTACTTTTTTTACAGCTGACTCACCAGTGCCATCTGACACGTTGGTAAATTTTAAAATTGCGGTTTTTTCACCATCTTGGATGGTTTGTGAAGTTACTGCATCAGCCATGTTTTACTCCTTAAAGTTCAGTGTTTGCTGTACGTTCTTTATGAGCACCAATGTAATCAACACTTAAGGTCTTTGCAGCAGCAGCTCCATTTTGAATACCGAAAGAAACTGTAAGTTCTTCGTTATCTGGAACATTTGTGCTAACCACTGTGCCTGCTAATACATTATTTTGAAACACATGAAACTTTTGGTCTTTAGGGTCATAAATAAATCCTAAAGTCATAAAAGTATCATCTGCCAATGAATTAGGCAAAGTCAATGTAGATTGTGTGCTATCTTTTTCAACGATAAAACTGATTGTTGCAGCTCCATCTGATTTTAAAAAGAAAATACCATCTGTTACATCTAATGGTGAAGTATCAGTTAGCTGTAAACCAGCAACAATATCAGTTTGTGTTGCATCATTAGTTTTAAATCTAATTTGAAACGCTAACTGTTTGCCGCTTTCATATTTAAAGCCTTCTTTTACTAACTGAAAAAAGTCATTGTCGTTATCGCCAGCAGCATTTGTTACTAACAAAATACCACCATCGCCATCGGCCAAAGCCTCTGTTGCGGAACCAGTGCCGTCCTCAGTTGTAGTTATTGTCCAATCGGACGCTAAATAAGTATCAAAATCATTAAAGTATGAATGATACTTGTGTGGTGCAGGTGCTTTTAATTTACCTAATGAACCGTCTCCAGAAACATTGGTAACACCCGAAGTAAAATGCGTAGTCATAATCAGCCTCCTATAAATTAGCCATTGCAAGCACCATGCCCGCAACAATTAGTTCTACAATATTGATAATACTACTAGGCTGTATTTTGTGCAACCAAAGTGTCTTGGTAATTTCTAAGCTGTTTTATCGTATCAGCCGCACTGGTATGCAACACTCCTATGCCACCTGCATTGGTCCAGGCTTCTATGTTATCTTTTCTATCATCAATCAACACATAATCAGGTCTTGCATAAACAGCTTTATGCTTGCCTTTTAATGTTGCCGTAATAAAAACATCTTTATCTACATACTTTCTAATCCAATAAATTTTATCTTGCACTACTTTGGTTCTGTTAAGTACACCAGATGCGGTAAGTATTTCCCAATCCACTCCAAAGTTTTTTACATATTCAATTAAATAGTGCATATCTGGCATAAGTGGTAAATCTGCAAAAAGACCTTTATTAGATAGCTCAACTTTTCTATCATCATAAGTATTCTCGTTAACTAAAGGACCATTTAAGTATTTAGGTCCTTGCACTCCTCTCACAAAGTCAGCGAGAACACCGTCCATGTCTACAAATATTTTAGTTATCGGTGTCATTAGCGTCCCCAACCATAAGCAGTTTGATATTTAGGTTTTCCATCCCAAAGACTAGCATCTTCAAAAGAAGAAATAGAAACCCCATAAGGTCCAACTTTCTTTCTCATTTCTTTACCAATAAAAGCGTTTTTTACAGGCTTCACTAAATCCTCACTTGCGCCCTTAGTATCTAAGTATTCTTTACCAATTTCTTCTATAGTAATCATACTTTTAGTTTTCTTCACTATTTGGTAAAAGTTGATGTTGGTTTGGTCATAACCCCAAGAGCTATAAAGTATTTCTCCCACTTTGTACTTGTCTTGGTTTTCAGCAGCCATGGCTTTTTTCTTTTCAGCATATTTCTTTTTGCTTTCGTAGCTGTCCGCTATGTCCTCAAAGTATTGTTTAACATACTCGTCTCTTCTCTCTGCTGTTTTGAAACTATAGTATTTGTCATACTTGCTTCTTTTGCCAGCAAACACCATTGCTGTATATTTTGTGCCATCATCGTAGTCATTGATGTAAGCAACTGCATCTGTATTAGAATCTTCAATTTTTATTGAAGCCTTTGGTATGTAAAAATCTCTAGTTAAAGCCATTTTTCCTCCTTTTGGTTTTTAATTAAATATCTCACATAGTTAATATACTAAATATTGCAACTTTATGCAACTATTTACATACATTATTTTTAATTAATTTAGACCAAAAAAAAGGGCCTAAACTGGCCCTTTTATTGTAATACTGAGTAATAAAGTGTATTACGACTTCTAACTATGCACCTTGTGAGCCGTAGATTCCTCTCCAATCAGAGAAACCGAAGCTATATCTTTCCCTTGCTTTATATCTGATATTGCCAGTAGAAAAGTCTGGTTCCATAGAGGTTTCCATTGGAGACCTTTGGAACATTTTTAGACCTTCGCCTGAGCTATTAACAGATGTAAGGATGAAGTAAGCATCTGGGTCAGAAAGATAATGATTAACTGCATAACCACCAGGTAATACACCTGTGTTTTTAATTGCGTTAATGTCATTATCAGCTGTTCCAGTTCTGCCTTGAGAGTTAAGTATTCTGTCAGCCACAAAAACTAATTGTGGTGGGACAATAAGTTTGTCCGCTTGCACAGAAATAATTAAGCCTCTGTCATCTGTAAAGGTTGATATATCAATAAGATTATCTTCCAATGATGCTTCATTTAAGTCAGCCATAGTAGTAGCTCTGTTCGCAGCTGTACCACCACCTGAAAGTGGGTGTGCAGTGTTAATAAGTGATACACCATCGCCTCCTGTGAAGCTAGATGAGAAAGCATTATTTAAAACATCAGCACCTTTGACTTCCTTAGTGTTAGCCATTGATTTTGCTAATGCTTTAACATATCTTTTTCCGAGTGAGTCATAGAGGTTATCTTCAACACTTTCTTCTGTTAAAGCAAACGCTAACGCCACTGTATCGTGTGTATAACGTGCACTGTAACTTTCAGATGCGTTGTCAAATTGAACCCCTTGTCCTTCGGACTTAAGTGGTGCGGAACCAAACCCTGTTACCAAGACTTCTTCTTCAAATGCTCTATTAGAATCTTCAATAACGAAAATATCTTTATATTCCTCGTTATATTCATCATAGGACATCCCAAAAAGTGCGTTTAGACCAGGCTCTAGCTCTTTCGCTAATTGTGCTCTTGAAATTGCCATTATTTATCTCCTTATGCTAAACCAGCACCTTTTTGTCCACAGATATGATTCTGTATGACACAAAGGACATTAGTATTTGATGATGAAACATCATCGTTATCAGGGTCCTGAGATATATCTAACGCTTTCAAAGGCAGAGTAGCAGTGGTATTACCAGTGCTGACTGCAATTTCCATGTTAGAAATCCCAGATGAAGTATCGCCAACTGGTGAACCATCAACAATGTCGAAATTTCCAAACAAGTCGGCCACAGGCATTGCTGCGTCTCCTTGTATTTCAAAAACAACATTAGGGTCATCAACGACGCTTGCTATTATATCAGAAGCAGCGATGCTTCCAGGATAATAGTTTTTAAACACTTGTTCGCCTGTGGTTGGGTCAGTGTACTGAACACCATTGAACACTCCAACAATCGGAACGGTTCCAGTTGCGGTGTGTCTACCTATAACCCCAGCTGTAAGCTGAGTTACCAAGTCGCCTTGGAAGATAGGTGTTGTAGCCCCACTAGCAATCCTATATCGGCTTTGACCGCCAGAAAAGGGTGCTCCGCCCATCATACGAACAGGTTTACATCCAAATGCGCTATCTTTATTAGCCATTTTTATATTCTCCTAAATATGATTATTACTTTTTCCCAAAAGTAACATTAGACCTTCTATCAGCATCATACTTAACATATCTACCGTCTTTTTTGGCATCAGAAAACATATTGTTATCTAAAGCTTCTTTTTTAAGACGGGTTTGGTCTTCGTAATATTCATTACGTTGTTCCTTTGTTTCGATAGGTATTTTTGCTAATAAAAGTCCTTCACTATAAACAAGACCAGCATGTGCACCTTCATCAGCAGTAGGATAAGCATACTCACTAGGTAAGTCTGTTCCTCTTACGAGTTCCCATCCTTCTCTAATTCTTCTACTTACATTTGCTTTGTCCTCTTGCCCTAGCATGGATTCTCTTATCCAACGATATTCGTACCCTTCTGGTGGCGCAGGAGTTTCAAGTTTTCTTACTGGTCGCCATGGTTGTCTACGAGTATTTTTAGCGTGCTGCTCGGATTCACGGGAATTTCTGGAATGTGTCATTTCATTATTTTCTTCTGTTGTCATTTTGCCTCCCTAGATGCAATGCGTTGTTTTTCTTTAGCAACGGATTTTAACCAAACGTCTTCCGTCATGCCGTATGGCTTTAATCCACGGAGTCTGTCAACTTCTGTTTTTGAAAATTGCACACCGTTCTTTTTGCCTTGTGTTTTTTGCCGACCTCCTACGGAGGCTGAGGCGACTCTTTGCACAGCGGGTCTGCCCTCACTTTGTTCAGCATTATCCGATTTTAAATCGGGATAAACTTTACCAATTCTTTGGTTTAATTCATTGTAATACTCATTTGAATCTGGTTCAAATCCTTCATTAACTAAATTTACATGCGTAAATTGAGCATATTGTGTTGCTTCTGGATTTTCACCAAACCATTTGTTTTCAGATGCCCAATCTAAAGCTTCTTGTGTTGGTACTACTTGTTGTTGTTGCGCTTGTTGTTGTGGCTGCACTTGAGTTTGAGCTTGTGCTTGACTATAAGAATCTGTTTGTCTTTGTTTTGCTATTCTTACTTTTTCTTTTTGTATAGAAACTTCATTTTTAAGACTATCTGCCTTAGAAATCATTTCAGCATCACCAGACTCATGCGCTTTTTTAAACAATTCGTTTGCTTCACGTTCTTTTATAGACATCAATTCTTCATCTTTTGCAAGAGAAGTTTGTTGTGCTTGAACTGCATGCTGATAATAATTATGTACCTCAGCCTCTTTTTGTTGTAATGCTTGTTCTAAAGCTTGTGCTTTTTCCTCAGCAGCTCTTTTTCTAGCATTTAATTTATTAATTCTTTTTGATACACCTTTTGTGTAATTTTCTAGTTCATCTTCACTAGAAGCATTTTGAGACACCTCCTGTGATTCAGAATCAGTAACCTCTACCTGTATTTCTTCAACTTCTGGTTGAATTTGTTTGTTTTCATTTTCTATCGTCATAAGCTCACTATATCATCTGGATTGAGAATGGTGGCTATAACCTCATCATCATTAATGATTCTGACCTCTGCACCATCTTCAAGTTTAAACCTAGAGCCAGAGTAACGCCCTATTAAAACCCATTGTTTTTCTTCACACCACGGAGTATCGCCATAACGTTTTTTATCGTTATAGCAAAGTGGTCCTTTTTTTACCACATAAGCTACTACTGTAGCTAAAGATTCGCGGTCTGTTGTTTGTTTTGTAAGTATGATACCACCGTCTGTTTTTGCTTTACCAGCATAAGGTAAAACTAACATTCTCCATCCTGTCGGTTGTGGCATCCTGTCTAAAATTGTTTTATCTAATTTTTCTGGGTCTAAAACTATCGCATCTGGCTCAACATAAGCTTCTGCTAATTTTTTTGCCATTACGTTATTTTTTTGTACATCTGTCATATATCTTTGCCTATGTCACTAATTGCATTTGCAATATAGTATAAAGCAGAAAGCTCTCCTTGCAAATATTTATAATGTTCAATATCTTTTAGTCCACCAGACATTAGTGTTTCTTGTATTTGCAGTTCTCTTTCAGATATGGTCTTTTTAATTTTTTCTATTAATTCTATATCGTCCATTTATTTACTATTTTTTGGTCTGCCTCTTTTTTTTGCGACTGTTTTTTTTGCAGCTACTTTTTTTGGCTGTGTTTTTTTTACTTGTTTTTTAGGTTTTTTTTCAACAACCTGTTCACCATTTATTATAGCCATCTTTTTTTCAATTCTAGCCATATTTTCTTGATGCGCCTTATCTTCGGCTTCTTGTTGTTGTTTTAATTCTATAGCTTCTTGCTGTCGCATTTGTTTTTTTTCAGCTTTTAATTTTGCTATAGCTTCTAATTTATATGATGTTGTCATTGTATTCCCCGTATTTTATTTTCTAACTCTAATAATTTTAAATCAGCGTTTTGTTTTAGTCTATTTATAGCTACATCAAGTTTATCATCTGCTATTTGTTTTTGCACATCTAATCTTTGTTGTTGATATTGACTATCCATCATTTTTTCTTGTTGTCTTTGATTTTGTTTTAAACCAAATTGTTCAGATTCCATATCTAATTCTTTATCTTTTAAGTCAAGCTCCCTTTTTCTTATATCTACAAGTGGGTCTTCGCTACCACCGACACCTATTGATTGTAAAAATTCGCTAGTTAATTGTGCCATTATAGAAGAACTATATTGCTCAATAATCATTTGTATTTGTTGCTGTATTTGTGCAGCCTCTTCTGGACTAACTTGTTGCATTTGTGCTTGTATCTCTTGTATTCTTTGTTGAACTTCTGGAGGCATCTGTTCTTGTGCCATTTGTCCTGCTAAAAATTGTAAATGTTGCATGCAGTGACTAATTATCAAAGCTTGAACTTGTGGACTTTGTTTTACAATTTCTGTTAAAAACAAACTTTTATGTGCTTCTAAGTGAGCTTCATGGTTTTGTTCAGGAAAAGCCTGTGCAGGCTGTCCTAAAAGTAACCCAGCGTTTTCTTGTCCAGCATTTACAGGTTTAGGTGTCATGTCAGGCGGTGGTTGTAGTAAAGAATCTACGTTGTCAACACCTAAAGCTGCATACATTCTTTTATATGCTTCATAAATACCCATAGGCCCATGTATTTCAGGGTTAGATTGCACCATTTGTAATAATTCTTGTGCTAGTGTGACTCTTTGACTTTGTGAAAATATATTAGGGTCAGATATAGGTATGATGTCAACTCTATCATCAAAGTCCATTTGTTTTACTTCTTGTGAACCAGAGCCAATTTGATAATTGTAAACCGGCGGTAAATACTCACTAAATACTTTTGCTAGTAATCCAAACTCAATTCTTTGAGCGTAATGCAATCTTTTGTGTATTGCACTCATAACTTTTGTGCCACGCTCCAATAAAGCAACAGTTGTTCCAACTGGCATGGCTTGATTCATGTCACCAACATTCATGTCAGCTATAGCAGCAAATCTTTTACCAGAATCTACTAAAATACCAAGTAATTGCATTAAAACACTGCTAGGTTCTTTAATAGGTAACGGTATGAGGTTTTCTCTTAATGAGCCTCCAGTAGTATCTATATCTCTAAACTCACCTGGTTGTAATGGGTCGTCCTCGTCTCTGATTCTCATACCTCTAGCTTTAAAACCAGCAGGAAGATTTGCTAAAGTACCAGCGTCAATAAGTTGTCTAAGGATAGATGTTGAAGCTTTTGATAGTCCACCAATCATGTGTGATAAACCAAGGCCGTAAAATCCTAATCCAGGTAAAAATTTGTACTGAACAAAATAATTTATTTTATTTTTAAGCGGGTCATTTTGACGGTAATTTCTTCTAATTGATAATATTTGTTGAGAATCTTCTTCAATAGTAACAATATATGGTAGTTTGAGACCTGTTTCCATGCCTTCTTGATTGATGTCTTCAAAACCCTCTAAATCTAAAACTGTATGTACTTCATATACGGTTCTATTTCTATTTTCTTTATAAGATGAAGATATACCTTGTATTTCATCTATAGCTTCTGATATATCAGACATATCTTCACTATAACTACCAGAGCCAATATCTACATTGGCATAAAAACCAGATACTTGTTGTTTTTTAATTTCATTAGCCGACATGCTTATTACATGTGTAATCCTTTCAGCAGAACTAATGTCCGGTGCTTCGTATGGCACGATTAAATCTTCTGGTGCAATAAATTTAGCAACTGCTCTATTTAAAACAAAATCAAAATATATTTTCTTAAAACAAGAGCCAGCTAAAGGAAGATAAAAAAGCATTTGGTCAAGTTCAGGGTCATACTCGTCCATTTTATTAAGAATATAATAATTCATAAATTCTTGGACTCTTTCAGCTTGATTTTCTGTTTCTATCGTTCTAGCACCTATTATTTCAGTTTTGACTGGTCCTTTCGCAGGTAACATTTCTTTATAAGCCTGTGCTTGGAACTGAGTAACGGCTTCTGCTAAAATTGGATGCACTACACCAGAACTGCCCTCAAACGGTTGTGACCTAGTTTCATCAAACTTCATGCCTAGATATTTAAGACCATCTGTGTATGTTTTTTCCCATTCACTTCTTGATTCTTTATCGCCACTTATAGAATCTAATAAATCACTAGATATTTTTTCTAAGGTGTTTTCATCTATAAAGTCTACAAGGTTTGCATCAAAACTCATTTCTGGTTGTGCTTGTGGTGTTATTTCTTCGTCTATTAAAACTTGTTCTTCATCAACCAATATTTGTGCAGCAGCAGCAATTTGTTCGTCTCTAGTTGTGTCTGGTACTATTTCAACAGCAGACCCAGTTCTTCTAATATCTGGGTCGTCTTGTGTTCCTAATTGTTTATCTATAGCCATAATTAATGTATTACCCTTTTGGTTGTACTTGATTCCAACCCTATTTCACTTCCTATGATAGCCTCTAATTCACCATCAATCAAAAGGCTATGATACTCTGCTATTAATTTTGCTTGCTCAAAATTTTTTGCATGTATTAGTGGGCCTGCATGTAGGTCGCCATCCCATTCAAAAGTAGTTGCAAAAGTTTTCAATAGTAAACCGTCCTATTTTTACTAAGTAGTTTTACTTCATCTTGATAATCTTCATATAGAGATATAAAACCACCTTGACGAAATCTCATTAAAGCCATTGTAGCACTATCGCAGAAATCATCATAATCACCAAATGGGAAAGAAGCCATTTCTTCTATTACATCCTCTGCAAAATCATCTTCGGGCGCCCAAACCATTCCAGACTCAAATATAGGTGCAACACTGTTCATACGTGCTATTTTATCTTGTCCTCTACTAGGTGAGTAAGATGTAACTGGTATGCCCATGCGCCTTAGTTCATGCGTAAGAGGTGTTCCAGAGGCTTTAGCCTCAATTAAAACACAATCTGGTTCCCAATACCTGTATTCTTCTAAAGCAAGTTTTTTTAGTTCAGGAAAATCACACCTAAGTCTTTTTGCATCTAATAAAATTATTTCATCATTGTTTTCATCGCCACGATTAAAAATTGCCCAAGTCGTAATAGCTGAGTAGTCCGCAGTTTCTTTTTTAGAAAAAGCGGTATCATAACTTTGTATTACATAACTATATGGTGGTACATCTTCATCTTCCCATCTATTCCACCACTCCCTTTTAACTATAGAGCCTTCTTCTGCTGTGGGATTTTGCATCCATTGGCTATTCCATTTAGATATAGGTAATGATGCTTTCACTCCTAACAATTCTTCTTTTTTCCAAAACTCTGGCCAAAGAGGTTTATCTGATTCTGGCATAATTGCAGGAAACTCTACTACTTCCCATTTGTCTGCATTTTCATCGCCTTGTTTTTTTAAAACTTTTCCAACCAAATCTTTTGTACTCCATCTAGTCATAACTATAACTATGATGCCTCCAGGCTGTAAACGCTGTCTAGGACCAGATGTGTACCATTCATAAGCTGATTCCAAAGATTTAGGTGATAAAGCATCTTGTTCACTATGAGGGTCATCAATTATTAATAAATCAGCACCACGACCTGTTATAGCACCACCAACACCAGCTGCGAAAAACTCACCCTCTTGGTTGCTTGTCCAACGACCAGCTGATTTGTTATCTGCTTGTAGTTTTAAATCTGGAAATATATGTTGATACTCTGTGCTATCTATAATATTTCTTACCTTACGACCAAACCTAACAGCTAATTCAGCTGTGTGAGTTGTTTGTATTATTTTTAAGTTGCCGCGTCTTCCCATCATCCATGCAGGAAAAAATGTTGATGCAAATTCAGATTTAGAGTGTCTTGGTGGTAAACATACAATTAAACGTTTTAGCTTGCCTTCTGCTATACGATTAAATTTGTCTGCAATTATTTTATGATGTCTGCCTTCAATAAAATCAGGCCACATGTGATTAAGAAAACTTATAAAATCATTTTGACAGTCATCTTGTTTTTCAAGCTGGTCGTATCTTTGTAATAAAGCTACGGCTTCTGATTTATCCTGTTCAGAAAGAATATCAAAATCTTTAAATGATACATCTTTCATAAACGAGCTAAGTCACAAGGTAGCGACGATAACTTTTGCAACCTAGCTCTAAGCGTAAACGCCTGATGCTAGTATTACATATCGTCAAACTTCGTGCCATTCTTTACCTTCAAATAATAAAGCCTCTGCCTCTCTTCTTCTAATAAGTCCCTGTAAAACTTTGCCTCCAGCTTTATTCCATCTTTTTATTTGTGCAGGAATATCATTCCAATCTGGATGTGAACTATTTAAAACTTTTAATAAAGTTGAACTTTTTAAATTAGCTGGGCCTAGATTAAAAACCCACGAAACTAAAGCATCAAATTCGTTTTGTTTTAATTTATTCTCAACCATGTCGTTTATATAACCTTCATACTCTTCCATTTCATGCAGTAATAAGTTGTCTGCTTCTTCTTGTGTAATGCTGTCACCATCTTTGACTCCTTTGGTTGAGCCGTAGCCTATTGTCCAAACGCCAGCAGCGCATTTATAAGCTTCAAGTTCACAGCCTTCAAATTTTTTAATTAGTGCTAATCCTTCTTGTGAAATATTCATATTATTCTCCCCATTTTTTTGTTTTTGTCCCGCCGAAATAAGGTACGGCAAGATTTTCTTTTTCAAGCAATTCAGCAATATTTCCTTTATCGCAGAATATGTCACCTAAAACTCTTCCATATTTATCTGTTCCATAAGATTTTAGTGTTATATCACCTACTAGCCATTCTTTCAATTTTTGTTTAGCTAATAAACCTAATTCTTTTTCTTTTGTTCTTTCTGGGTATTTTTTTATATTTATACGGCTTTCTGGTGTATCAATGCCGTTTATTCTGACAGCTTTGTTGTGTAGTTGAACAGAAAAGCCTAAATCAATAGTTTCCAATCTTACTGTATCACCATCAGTTACAGATTTTAGTTTACATTTATATACAAATGCTTCTGGTGAATTACTCATTTTCTTGCTCCTCAGTTGTAGTTACTTTTCTATAATACACCACTACATCTTTAAGTTCAGTGATATACCTTTTGATTTCTTGCATGTTGTATGCCATAACTTCGTAGTCAGGAATAGTCATAGCAAGAAATACTAACTCTCCCTCTTGTTCTTCTATAAAGGCTAGTTGTTGTTCGTAGTTTTCAGGTGTAACCACAATCCATAAAGGCTCTTGCAAGTCTATTTCTCTAGGCATAATAGGTTGTACTATTTTCCTATCTATAGGTTTTGCTGATACTTCTATTTTTTTAGTCGGTATCAGGCTGCAACTGTAAACCATCATCAAGGCCATCAACATCACTGCTGATTTGCTCAATGTTTTCCATAATATGTTTTGTTCCATTATTTATTTTCCTCTGCATTTCTACTGGGTCTGCTAGTATCTTTTCAGCTAATTCATAGTTTTGTATAAATTTTGTGTATCTGGAAAGTTCTTTTTGTGCTTCTTGGCTTTTTACAACAAGATTATTCATTTGTTTTGTTTGTAATTCATAGTCGGCTTGTATAGATTTAATTGTTGCTTCTTGTGTGGCTATAGCACCTTCTAAAACTACATTATTAGCTTTCAGAGTTGAGTTTTCTTGATATAGCCAATAACAACCCATGCCTAAAACTAAAATTATACCTATGAATATTTGTTGCATCATTTTAAACTGTCCATATTTGTAAAGCCTTTGTTTTACCTTTAACTTTTATAGGTTTTGGTAATTTTAATACATTTTTACAATTTTTTGCAGTATTTTTACCAATTAAGATGTCAACACCAGCTTCTTTTGTTGCAGACTCTAATCTTGCGGCTACATTTACCGCATCACCAATAGCAGAAAAATCAAACCTTGTATCAGAACCCATATTACCTATTACTGCTTCACCAGAATTTACACCTATGCCAATAGCTATCGGTTCTGGTAAATCTTTTTGTAGCTGTATGATTGCAGTACGCATATCTTGAGCACAAGCTACTGCTTTTTTTTCGTGTTCATCTAAATCTAATGGTGCTCCAAATATTGCCATACAAGCATCACCTATAAATTTATCCACCATACCACCATGTGCCTGTATGCAAGTAACTTGTGCAGTTAATACTTTATTCATTATGTCTGTTACTTGTTCAGGCTCTAATTTTTCAGACAAATTTGTAAATCCCCTGACGTCGGTGAACAAGAACGAGCAATATTTTTTTTCGCCTCCAAGTTTTAACAAATTAGGATTATCTTGTAATTTTTTGACTTGTCGTGGGTCAAGATAGTGTTCAAACTGTTTTTTAATTTGCAGTCTTAACTTGAACTGCTCTCTAAATCTTATATAAAATGCTGTGGTGCCAGTAATAAACTGTGATATTAAAGACCAGGTAACATCAACAAGTAAGTTTGTTTTTATAAGGTAATATCCAAGAGAGCCAGTAGAAACCATAATACTTAAGCCTAATATAATTCCCCATGTAATGCCAAAACGTATTAAAACAAGCCATATAAGGCTAACTGTGACTAAAAATATAACAAGTTCTACTGCTATTGCCCAATCAGGTATAAAAGGACTGTCTTGTATAAGTATGGACTCAGCGAGTGCTGCTTGAATCTTGTGTGGTTCTAGTAATCCAACTGGCGTGGCTACTTGTGGCATTACTCCATTAGCAGTAACACCTACAAAAACAAACTTACCATTTACGTCCATTTCTTGTAAATCTGTTTGTGGTGTATCAACCCAACTAATCCATTTGCGACCAAAACTATCAGTTTTAACAGGTGGTATTCCTCTTATTGATATTTCTGATATTCCATTATCATTAGTTTTTATAATATAAGTTTTAACATTAAATAAAGCTTTATATATTTGTGTGCCAAAACTAGGAATCCACTCGTTTTCAGGGGTTTTTACTAAAAGAGGTATTCTTCTAACAAGTTGGTCTATGTCAGTGGGAGCAATGGCTAAACCCTGTAATGTATTATTTTTTAGAGTGTTCAGGTTTTCCTTAACTCCCAAAGATACTATACCACCATTATCATCACCCATGACAACTGTGCCAGTTGATTTTGGATATTTACCCTGACCGTCCTCAAACATAGCTATTACGGATGGAGCGTAGCCTAAAGACCTTGCAAAATCTTCATCACCTCCCATCCTATCTGCTTGTGGAAAACTAATAACCCAGCCAACGCCAACAGCACCTTTACCTAATATTTCTAGCTGTATTTCAGCTAATCTTTGTCTGGGTAAAGGCCAACCACCTTCACGTTCCACATCTTCTTCGGTAATATTCAGTATAACAAAGTTGCCTGACTGTTCTGGTGTTTTTACCAATGCATCAAAAGTTTTAAGTTTTAGTATTTCTGTTGGCGTGCTTTGAAATAATAATGGTAAAGACAGTGTTATAAGTAGAGGTAATAATAATCGTTTCATTTAATCACTTTGAGTGATAGTAATAACACTATCGCTGCCTCCATTTATTTTGACAACGTTAGATATACCATCTTGTATTAATATTACTGTATAAGCGTTAGAGCCGTTCAAGTCAACTCTTACACTTTCATTTACCTCTCTTCGCATACTTATTAAATTACCTGAAATTAGAGTTGTTATTTGTGTTTCGGGGTCTTTGCCTAATAAAGTGCCAGATATTTGTGTGCTAGTTGCTTGTGCTAAAGCATCCTCATCTTCATCAATAGCTAAAGCATCTAGTACATTAAGTAAGTCTTCAAGATAATTAACGTCAAGATAATTAATATCTAATTCTGTAAATTCTAAACTATCTTCTTTCAAATAATCTTCTGCAAGATAGTCTATGTCTAGGTCATTAAAATCTAAAACGCTATCAGTTTGAGTGTTAGTAACTTCTTCTTCTGCGATAATTTGTTCTTTAGGCGGCGTTACAATTAACATATTATCAATAACATCTAAAGTTAAATCTAAAATCACAGGTTTTGTAGGAGCTGATTCAAATACACTTACTGTAGTAGCTTCATAAGGTTTGTTCAATATTACTGTCCCCATTGCTGTAACCACTTCTATTTCGCCACTAGACAAACCAAAAGCATCTGGCAAAAGAATAATTAGACTACGCCCAAGTTCGTCAACTGTAGCTGTAAAATCAGTGCCACGAATAGCTATGTTGGCTGTAGGTGTTTTTAAAGTAATGTTTTGTTTGTCTATGCGATTTAGATTGCCTGTTATAAATCTAGCCGTGCCAAGTCCAAAGGTAAGAGCCATCTTTGATTTGCTTGGGTCAGGGTCATAGATATATTCATCAATTAAAAGCTGTGAATGTTCTGTAAGCTTTACAGTAGAATCATCAAGAAATGTAATGGCCATACGACCATTTGTTGTTATGGCTTCATCGTTGCTTTGTATCGCAAACTTTAAATCTGCATCGTATGGCTTATCTCTAACAATTTGTGCCGAGCCATTTAGTTCAGATATGTCACCTATATCAACAGCCTGTGCTTGTACCTTGGTCGTTTTGAATGACACAAACAGTAGAAGCAGAAGTGCCAGAAATGGATATAATTTTAAGCCAGTCATTGTCTTGGGTACTCAGTTGTTGAATATTAAATGTTCTTGAACCTCCGGTATGGTCTAACCAAAAATATCCGCCTGCTGATGCTGTGGCTCCTGTACCTGTATAAGTAATTGTATTGTCAGAACCATCTATGTCCATGTAGTTGGTTGCTCCATCAATATTAATATTTGATGTCACTGTGTTGTTAGAACCTTGAATAATCCAATCTAAATTTAGATTTGTAGCTAACGCGCTTGTACCTTGATTTAAAGTAAACGTGTTTCCACTGCCTGTGACATCTACATTTTGGTCTGAGCCATCAGAACTATAAGTATTACTAGGGTCAACTTGAATAGTAAAACTATTTGTTCCACCATCAAACTCATAAAACCCTGTGAAATTGTCTGCCCAAATATCACCTAAAAATTTATTAGTTGCACCAATCATATTAATATCTAGTGTCATACTATTTCCGTCTAAATCAAAAGCATTAACACTGCCAGCAGTTGAGTTTAACCCACCAATAATATTAGATATACCTAGTTGCTCTAGGTCTATATTTGCACCAGTACCAGACTGGTCTACATATATTTCGTTATCAGCCGCGTACATTGTCGATGCAGTCAGCATCACAATCAGGCTCATCAATTTTAGTTTCTTCATCATTTAATTCTACTCCTTGGTTATTATTTTGTAAAATCCAGAAACCTTTTTCATAACCATCATTTACGATTTCTAGCACACCTCCTTCTATAGCTTTCATTAAAGCTATGGTTGATGACTCATTTCTTGCGTTACCCATTTCTACTTCCACTAGCTCGGTTCCAGCCTCAATAAACTTAAATATGTCCTCAGATTTGCCGTAACTAAATATGGTCTTTTGACTTAATACTTCTAGTAAAACCTCGCCTGTAGCAACAGAAACCATACGTAAACTTACAGTTATGTTGTCTTCTCTGTATTGAACACTTTTACCAACACCTAAATACCTAGCACCAGAACCACCACTTTCTAAGTTAGATTCATAAGAAATAACAGCTCCCTCAATTAAAATGCCAGCAAATAAAAGCGGTCTAAGAGCTTTGTTTTTTTCTTCTTCGTCTGTTGATTGTTCTCTAGCACTACGTATTAGCTGTCTTTCCTTGGTTAGGTTGTCTAGTCCTACTCGTTCAACTACCCTAAAAAATTGACCATTACCAGCGTGTTTCAAAGCTCTAATAAGTAAAGCGTTTGGTTGTTGTGTTATAGCTGTACTAAATAAAGCAAATTCGCTGTTGCTTTTTCTTTGTCCTGTTTGGTCTGTAAAGGACGCAGGATAGACAGCAACTACAGGACTTATTTTTGGTATAGGCACATTTTTAAGCTCTGTAGATTGTAAGTCTTGAATATTTACAACATTATAAGCAGAAAACCTATGCTCATAAGTGTCTTCAAGTTGGTCAAATGTAGAACAACTAGAAAGTAAAAGTACCAATAGGTATAGTAATTTCGGTAACTGTGCCATCTGCTTCGGTTATTTTTAGGGTTAGTGTCACACCGTCGCTTGTGTACTCTATTGTATTACCTTCTAAAGTGATGGTGCCAGAGCTTTGTGGCGTTTCACCAAAAAGATTATTAACTAACTGTCTTGATAGCTCTGCATATACTCTTGATTCAAGGTTACGCATAAATCTTGCAAGTGTAGAGTTTTCTTTTTCTCTTTCTATCTCATCTTGTAAGGCTTTTATTTCTTCTTTAAGTGTAAGTTTACGAGTGTATTGTTGGTTTTCTATTGTAAGATAATGACTTGATGTTCCTATGCCATTAAAACTAGGAGACTTGAATTTATGTACTATTTGGTCAGCTGCTAAATTCATTCCAATTACAGTTAAAAACATGATAACTCCAATAAGAAACAGCCATGTTGCTATTTTAGTTTTTACTATTTCTTCTTGGATTTTTTCTTGTTTTGTCATTCTCTTTTTCATTTAACTCTAATACAGTGTTAACTTTCTGTTGTAATCGTATCATATCTTGGTCTAACAGGCGAAGTTGGTCAGTGAGTCTTATAATTGTTTTTTGCATTTCACTTACAGCAGGTTCTACTGTTTTAGTTACTGTCACCCAAACATAATAAACAAAATATCCCAAGCCAATTACCATAACAGTAGCAAAACCAAACTTTTCAATTAACGCCACTACATCCATTAGTCTCTTCTAGCGTCTATTTTTCCATCTTCTACAAAGTTTTCTGCTCTCGCAATTCTATCTAAGTCAGGTGCTAAATTTAAAGCACTAGAAACACTTGTATCAATACGTATCATATCGTTATTCATTATTGATGCTCTGGTAATAAGCATCTTAGCTATTCCTTCTACTGTTTTGATTTTGTTGACTAGACCAGTCATCATTTGTTTCATAATCAGGAATATAAAATATCCCATAATTAAACCGCTTGCTATTGGCAATCCGACCTTTTCAATAAGGTCAAAAGCGTCCATTAGTTATCTTCGCCTTTAAATCCTTTTGATGAATTTGTTGTACCTGCATATAAACCAAACCAAGCAGCGCCAGCACCTACGACTATTGATATAAGTCCTGATTGTTCAAAACTTGGCTCTGGTAAGGCCATAAACCATATTGTGCATTTGTAAAGAAGAACTATGTAAACAGTTAAAAACATTCTTGGAAATATTCTCCAAGAATCTACTGCTTTTGCTAAGTGAATCCATCTTTGGTGAGGATTAACTTTGTCATCTGCTTCTAAATCTCTAATTTTATCTTTGAGTTCTGATATTTCTTGAATCATAGCCATAAACTTATTTAAGTCCATTTCTACTTCATTTCTATCCATGTCGCCACCAAATCTGCCGCTACTATCGTTCATTATATAAATCTCGCTAAAACTATACTAGCCACTATAAAAGGATAAACGGCCCAAAGCATATTTTCTAGTTTGTCAAATCTTTTTGAGCCATCCTCAAGACGCTTATCTATACTTCTGTATAAAGCTCTGCACTCTCTTTCGTGAGCTTCTATTTTGTTTAAAGCGTCTTTTACTGTAGCCATTATTTATCGTTTTTTACTCTTTTGGTTGTGTAAGCTTCATTAACATCTGGTGTTGATTTGTCATCTGCAACATAATGCCCTTTTTTATTTCTAGCTCTTACTTCAACTCTTTTTGTTCCAGTAACTTTGTCCCAAATATTACTTAACCAGCTCACGATTTATCCTTAGCTTTTCCTATATTCAAAGCTAACATATCAATAAATTTGTATAATTTACCAATCCAAACGTCGTCCTTTGGCGTTGGTGTACTAGCAGCTACTAAACTGCTTATTGTAACAATGGCTGTTACCCACATAATTATTTCTACAATCATTTTTCATCCTCCTTTGGATTATTGCTGGCACTATTTTGCAAACTATTAGCCAGTGTTTGTTCATAAGTTCGCAAACTTGGTACAAGTTCTTCAATTTCAAATTGATGTGCTTGTATTTTTTTTGTCAAGCTGTTGATATGAGCTTGCATATTCTGCTGTTCAATCGTTAATTCAATTTCTACAGGCTTTGTTTTTTTATTTTTCGTCGCCATTTAATTTACCTCGCTACTAGCATTTTCATTTATTATATCAAAACAATTAAGGTTTGACGCTATGGTTCGTCTTTCTCCTTCACCTTTGAAGGGATAGACCATGTGTTGTAACCAAGAAGGGAAAATTAATAACTTTCCTACTTCTGGGGTCATAACAAATGATTGAGCTGGTTTTAATCTTTCACCGTCTATAACTGATACTTGTCCGTATTGAAAAGCTATACAGCCGTCTGAGTGTCCGCTTTCATTATATAAA